AAAAGTTTGAAAAAGTTTGTATAATAAATGGAAATTAAATTTTTATTTTGATTTTTAAGGTTTAAATTCACGGAATGTGACAGATACATCGAACTGCAAATAACCAAACGCATTAGAGGTGGCAAGTCCATTGAGCGAGCCCAGTTGGACGACTCCTTCAGCTTGTTGCTCCAGACTGGCGGAAGAGTTGTTAGTCAACCAAGGACCATTTAAACTAGATGTTTCATGTAACATCTTGCCAGGGAGTGTAATAGAAAATCCTGTTTTTATATCAGACACATGCGAGATGTGAAGGGAGCCAGGACCAGTAACCTCATTTCCAGACGTTGGTGCCACTGCACGTGGATCAGGATTAAATCCTATAGCTACAGTACCAATGGTAGTAGTAGCCACACTAGGAACGAAAGTAATCTTGATGAAGTTGAAACGAGTGTATTGATACAAGGTATAAAAAGAGGCAAGCTTAGAAAAGAAGGAGCCGAAGTAGTGGGAGCTACTGGAGGGTGCAATGATCATATAATCACTGTACGTACCAGACCCCGTATTAATCGGGTTATACAGTCCACGTAAATGGACATCAACAGTTGCTGACGTCAGGGATCCTGGTATCATTTCCAGGGCCCTTCCCTTTGCTCTTCTTCTTCTTCTTCGACCCCCTCTTCCGCTTCTTCTTTGAGGTGGAAGATACATCGGTGACTGGGATGGTACTGCTAGCATTGGGCTGGACGTCGGTTGTCCCCAGGATTGCGACAGCTTCGCCATCGCCTTCCTGCCCAGTGCTTGAGCTCCCTGAGCTGCTAGGTTTACAGCTCCCCTCCCAATCCCCGACGAGGCTGCATTGGCTGCCCCCATCAGGAAGGCTGCTTGCAGTTGTCGATTCGGATTTCGGATTGCTAGGTCCATTTGTTATAACCGTAGGTTTTGTTGCTATCGGTAGATTGTCCAATGGATGTTTAGGTTTTTGCTTAGAATTATCCTTGGGTTGTTTTTCCTTAGGACTATCCTTAGTTTCCTTTTTATCTTTGGTTTCTTTATTTGATGCAACGGTCTCATCTTCAACGCGGAACAATTGACCGAAATTATCTATCCAGTCAATTGTTGCAGGTTTACGCAGAGTTGTCAAGCAAGGTAAGCTGTTAAGATCCTGGAATGTTTTTACTTCTCCACAACATTTAATAAACTCTGTTGCTTCCCCGGGATCTAAAACACCACTAGACATCATATGGTCATATATTAGATCTTTGTCATCTTGTGGCCAAGGGTGCTCACCCTTGTACTTATCCTCATGTGTCATGGTTTCTTCCTTAGGGTCAGCCACGCGAAGAATGGCACGAACTAGGTCAGAAAGAACTGGTGTCTGCAAATCTGTGACAAAATAGCCAAAGGCTTTATTGGCCAGTTCTTCTGGGGTGCCCTCCTTAGTGAGGTGAATTTTAGAAAGAGCCCTGACAGGTTTCGCGTAACTACTAGTTGATGCTGAAGGGTCAGGAAAAATCCTTGAGAGAAACTCAAGACCTGTTCTAGCATGTCTAATTTTTACGCCCACACCTACCATACTGCAGACTTGTTCCAATTCTGGCAGATATGGTGTAAGGATGTCATCTCCAAACGTGATACCAATACGTTTGAATGCTTGCTCTGGCGTTAAACCTTGAAGTCTATAACCCATATAGATAAGCATAGCATTTATAAACCCATTCCTACTAGTGGTAAACCAGGACCCAGTGTCATTGTATGAGCCAGCTTCGATGTGGGTACCGTTGCGTGTCTTCCCACCGGCTGTACTCTCATACATCAACCTATCCCGAAGGAGTTGGCTTTCTGGAAAACTACTTGTAGTAAAGGTGATAAAGCTCGTATCCATGTCTTCAGACTGAGACAAATCAAACTTGATATAATCTGCTTCGGTTGTCAACCCTGCGCCAGGGGCACCACACATATCTTGAATGTGTTGTGCCACATCTTCAGGGGATTTGCCTGGAGCCCACCAATCGAAAGTTTTCAAGTATTCTGCTAATGGAATTGCCCAACACGCTATTACTAGATTGTGTTGGTAGTCCAGATTCATTATGATTCGTGGACCACTTGGCGCCGCATAAGCCTCACCTTTTAAGTGCGCAAGAAACTGTTCATTGAACAGGAAAGTCAAACATCCCAAAGTTTTTAAAGCTTTGGCACGCTTGGCTGGAGTCTTGAGTCTGTCGAAGACTTCTTCCATCGACAGGGGCACTAGGTGGACCTTGGGTATTATTAGCTTCAGGAACTCGTCGCGTAAAGCACGTAACTGTGTATTAAATTTAATTTTGTTCTTGTGCTTAACGACGCGCTGTTTGACAGCCTCCTCTTCAATGGCTTTGCCCAACACAGGAGCTAAAGCAGGATCGCTGACAACAGCCTGAATACTTGGTTTCAAATATGGCTTGTGTCTCTCTAGGCTATCTGCAGGAGAGGCGAACGAAACTTGGTTGCGGTTTGTCCACCTTACCTTGGCAGTATCAGAGATTTTCTCAGAGGGTCTAACTTTTGACAATTCTGCAACCAACAACGGTGCGATTAGGAATGCGTCTTTCACGCCAGCTTGGGTCAATTGGTAGTTGATGCCGCCGATAGTGAGTTCTTTAGAGTTTTTGGCTCTTTCCTGAAGAGATATGTATAACTGTTCAGGAAGAACGACGGGTGAGCTGAAGCCCACCGGAATACTCACAACTGGTTTATCGGTTACATCCCTAGAGCGCAACAAGGCGTCAAGGTTCCTATATTTCAAGGCCCTGAGGTTGCGTTCCAACGAACCATTTTTCCAAAAAGGTGACGGAATAACTGCTGTAGGAACAATCCATATCACACGCCGATTGGGATCATCGGGAAGGACTTGGGCAGTCACAGAGTATGAGTGTAAAGAGCCATAGGAATCCACAACAGACAAATAGTCTGTATCGTAATCCCAAAGTTTATGATGGTATTTTGCTCCACCACGAACTTGGTACTGGATTTCCTTGTTCTCGACCCACCACTCAGCTTCCTCGGTGTTCCCGCTAAATGTCTTCGGTGCAAACGTGTACATGATCACCGGCAAGTCTGCTATTAATAGCTTTGGCATGTCGATATAATAATCGACGTCAATGAGCACAATAACGGAAGACTTGATTGGCTTGTTATCAAGAAACTTATGGTGAAGATCCCTGAGATCATGGTAGTGGCGAACGCCAGACTCACTAGAGGTAGCACAAGGACTGATTTCAAAGGGCACTCTTCCAGAGCTTCTAATCCCGTCCAAAATACCTTGCCGGACTGCTGTGCGCAGACCAGCAGATTTAGGATGGCTATGGACTGGATTAGTAGCTGAATAATGCACGACGCGGAACTTTTGGTCAAAAGTAAAGCGGAACTCGAAATCCAGCATAATGCGGTTAGTAGAAATGAGACTGTTGCGGTGCTCATCAGTACGCGCGCAGCATGCTTGTGCTTTTCTATAGAGTCGACGGAGGACATTAGGTCGGTGTTGAGGTGTATAGAGCTTTACGACTTTGTCAGTCATAAAGTGTCAAGTTAAAG